GTTGGATCGGTGCAGTACCTCGATCCATTCGCTTTCGCGGAACCATACTAATTTAAAGTTGTGATCAAAAAACCGGACGACACCGGATAAAAAAAATTTTTCACAAAATTAAAATACGGTATGGTCCATCAGGCAACGCCTGACCCGCACGACCACAGTGCGGTAACCTTTATAGATGGTTTAAATCTCCCTAAGGAAAGGGGGCTGGTGGAGTCTGCTCATAAAAGAGACGGGGCATGCCTGTCCAGAAGTAAGCTTGGTAATCTTCGCCTGCGGCACAGTATAAATCTAGCACTCCATTACTAGATGAATACTGTTCGGCTCCCAAGTAAAAGCCGCCGTAGACAAAGTTGACAGTCCAATTGTCAGTTTTACCTGGTACGAATCTGTCACGGGAGTAGAAAGGAACTTCAAACTCAATATTCTGTTTGTAAGAACCATTTGTAACAACCATGCCTTCTACTCCAGAGCATGGGATGCCATTTGTGCCACGTGTTGTGGTGATGTTTTCAATTGTTAGAGCTGTCTCTGCATTGAAGGAATTTGAACCCAAGGTGAAGCTATTGGTACTGGCTTCGTGATAAGAAGAAAGATCAGAAAACCTTTGCGCTTCTATCTTTGGGAAATCGAAATCATACGTACTGTTGCCAACAACTGTCTTCCAGCGAATGGAACCTCGCCATCCTGAAAAACAAGTTGTAATCCAATGTAAATGTACGGTGTTGGCATAATTATATGCTGCCAATACGGCTGTGGAATCTACAGCACCTGTCGCATTTCCACGGTACATTGGGAAATTAGCCAGTGTGTACTGATGAAATTTTCCTACGCCTCCTGTGTCAGTTCCTAACCGACGAGACAAATTATATCTCTTAAGAAAATTTCTCATCGAGGATACAGTTTCACCGCAGTAGACAGCAGACAATTTATCACTAACTGTCATTGTAGGTCCTAACATATGAATTTCAGACGCAGTAATACCATTATTTGCAGTGCTACGCGAATCAGACAAAGTACCTGACTGTGGTTTGAAAACAAAGTTCTGGAAATGGTCAGTAGGAATAAACACTTCAAAATCATCTGCCGCAGAAACAAAAACATTGATCTGGATGTCATTGTTAATGGTACTATTTGGTACAGTCAATTCATTGACAACATATACAGCCAATGTTCCGTTACCCGTATCCACTGAAGCATAAGGAGTAGAACTAAAGCACTGAGTGACACTGTCAATGGCTGGTGTCAACTTACTAACTAAAGAAAGATTCTGTCCGTTGCCAACTTGCATAGTTACGTCCTTAGTCTCAGAAATGTCAACAATTTTCATATAATTAATGTTGTATTCGTTAGACTCAATATAATTAGGATCATATACAAACTTTAGACGACCCTTATGAAAACCAGAGCATACAATTTGGAAGCGGAATTTCAAAGAACCTGTCCAGTGAGCAAAAGGCATTGATGCAACTGCAACTGGTGTGAAGTGGTACTCAGTTGATCCAGCCACATTTACTTCATCCCACAAAGATGGTTGAACACGAACATTCCACAACAAAGTTTCGGCACTTGTGGCTGTGGCCCAACCAAACGTAGTTAAGTAGGATTCCCTACCTGCAATGGACTTAATAGCCAAATTGTCGCAATCATTATCTAGTCCTGAAATACGGGGATCGACTGTTAACTCCTGCAAGTCATCGTATGTAAGTTTGGTGACATTGTCCGGTGTATTGGTAGTGGCAAATTGTCCAACACATTGCGTTTGAACAGGCATCAGCGCACGGGTAACAGGTGGACGGCTATATCCAAAGGCTTTAGCTATATCAGAGACCGCTGTAGCAGCTATCTCCGTAGCCATTGCGAATGGCGCTATAGGAGGTATAGTACGCAAAGTTGATGCTATCTTTGCCACAGTTGTAGCAGGTTTAGAAATTACACCTTCTTTGTTAGCCTCCGTTGTCTCCTTAGTTCCCATTTGCTGAATAAGGTCAGTAGAATTAAGAGAAGTTAATACAGACACTTCCACATCTTCTGCCCACGCAAAAACACTAATTGATACAGAGTCGGAAGCTCCGTTAGCGTGTTTTAAATCATTGATAGAACGCAAGGTAATCTCGCCCATTTCGCTCCAATCTGTGCGTGTAATGGACAAATAGTTTCTATGCCAAAAGAACGGCAATAGCAACTCACCACCTTGTGACGTACAAGGATCAAGATATACATGAGGTCTTTGTGACTCTCCTATAATGTCTTGCGAGATCAAAGCACGATTAGTTGTCAACGTATCGGCTATGTGATATGGTAGATACGACGCAATAGCGCGCCCATACATGAAATGGTTTCCGTTCAAAACAAATTTTAAGTGTAAATTACAGCGTAATAACTCAAAATTATTAATACGATTAATAACACGTTTGTTAGAAAAGAAATCATTCCAAGGATTAAAAGACTGAGCAATGGCTAAGCCTGTGCCCCATCCGAATTCCTGAATCTTTATGGGTCGCTTAAAGAAATCGCCCAACTCAGCATCATCAGAATCCTGTAGCTTGCGTGTAGGATCAGCATATGCATTCGTATCATACATATGTCCAGATACTGCTTCATCAAAAGTGATATTCTCACTAGTTAGAGCAGAACCCGAACCTTCTCCAGCTTCAGGGCCAACAGAGCCCATTTGAGGCTCCATATCATGGATTTCTACATTTTTCGTAATCAATACCAACGGTGTAGAGTCCGGTGGTGTTGATAGTGCCTGAGGAAGTGCAGCACTATTACTATTTCGTCCTGGGTGAGTAAGTCATCATACAATCAAGGCACGACTCAATGCCAAGAAGGGCAAAAATGTTGTTGTCTGGCAAGACTCTCCTAAATAGGAGCAAACGCCTATGTGCAAAGCCTAAATATAAATATATACATTTTTAAATACAATAATAAATGGTATCCATATACACACATGAATTTTGCTTTCTTTGAGCCAGATTCAGAACTGGCCGCACAGTTTATACACATATGCTAGGTGTTTAATCAAAAATGGTATTTTCTGCTGGGATACCTTCCCCAAGATACTTGTATCGCCACTTGGCAACACGCATATCATATGAAATATCAAAACCTTGACACAAATGTTCAATGTCAGCAGCCTTAGCAACTCTCAGCATTTCTTCTCGCCTCAAATTGTATTTTTCCCTTCCATAATAAAACCAATCATGGAGAGATGAATCTATATTTTGAGCCGACTGTTGTGGTAGAGTCAATTCCTTAGAAAGAAGATGGGCATGCAAGCGTTTAAAAATAGATGATTCATCCAATACGCCAATATGAGCATCTAAATCTTTATTGTATACATCACTTCTTTTTAAGAAATCTGCTTCATCAGGAGTCATATATTCTGTAGCAATGGATTCCTTGTCTGGCATTGTGAATTTTATATCGTACTGTGACAAATATGCAGCAAAACTTATGTGGTTGAATAAGGGGCGTTCTGGTGACACTGAACCCTTAACATCATCCCCATATGTTCCAAATGCACAGTGGTTATAAAAATCTTGAGCGGAATCATTAGGGTAAATCGAATAGTAGGCACATCTCAATAATAAGGAATTAACAATAGAATTAATAATGACTGTCAGATTTTGTCCAGAAGGATTTGAACCAAAAATCATAAGCAAATCTCCATTGTAAGCCATTAATGGGTACACAATCTCTGAAACCATTGATTCCATGAGTGATATATCTTCAGGCATATAATCACACTGGCGTGCTACCGAGATTAGAACGTCAAACGCTGCGA